CCTCAGGCTTCACATCCTCCTTAGGCATAAAAGGGATACATTGCATAGCTCTATTCAAACGAGCTAACCATTTGGATTGGGCCTCTGGAGAAGGTACTGGTTCATCATCAGTAGCCGATTTAAAAGACATTGCGTCTTCATCATCATCGTCAGCTTGACACCTTAATTTCTTTAATCGTATCGCTTCTTCGGCCGATTTTGAAAGTGGTTTATCTTTCTCTACTGTTACGCCGACCATCTCACAAATTGAGTGCATGAGGTGATCATTACGTTGTTCAAGTGTCTCAATCTTCTCATCAATAAAGGCAATAAATTCATCCAAAGTAAGATCGCCCTTTATCACCTGGCCAGTCTCCATGTCATATATGTCAATACAATATGCCATAGGACAGAACTCTTTACCTGTCGTCTTTACATCAATCATGCCAGTTTTAGTAGCGAATCGTGTTTGAATTCGGACAGATGCACAGATATCAAATCTCCGACGTACTGCTTGTCCACTCTTCAGTGTAGCAGGTTCGGGTTTCTTAACATTTGATGTTGCTAAGATGAAACGTGATGTAAACATAGTCTTTGCTTTTTCCGTAAGTGATGCCATATGGAGAGGATAAGCAGCTTCATTCTTTGCTCTTATAATCTCCATAAATTCCATATTAGGATTGGATGCAGAGTCCACACGTTGGAAAATATCATCATATTGAACCACAGGTTGCCCTGCATATCCATCCCAAAATTCTTGTTCCGTATTTCGCGTGTAATGGAAATTCTCAGCGTTCCAATTTCCTTTAGTGCGTATGTATTTCTTAAAGAGATGCATACGCAAATAAACTTGAAGCAAGCTTTTTCCCACACCACTTGGACCGTAGAGATAAATTGTAGTAGGAGCTTTACGAGCCGTTACATTGCGTGCTGGTGAGCAAGCGGCAGCTTCACAAAATTTTGACATTTGAGCTGTCAGAGTTTTAACCAAATGGTACACTCTAGGACTACTATCTTTAATAGTTTGCAATCGAATAGTGTATTTGGCTAAAACATCTGAAACATCAAATACAAGATCACAAAGTTCAGTATTTGCTTGTAACAGATTTATGTCAAAATCTGATGACACAAAGCATTTCACAATGGCAACAATTTCAGCTAGATCAGGATACATAGCCTCTAATTCAAGTTGCTCTGTAGTTTTTCCAGTTGTTATTTTATCGTATTGGTTACGAATAAAAGCAACAATGAAATCTACCATTGACGTAACAGCTTTAAAGCCTGATGCAGCACGACCAAAATTCGCCAAATGAGTCATAATTGACTTTATGTCAGCC